CCCAACTCGGGCTATGTGCAAACAGACTTTATGTTTCTGACCAACGTGCCATTTTCCAAGTTTATTCTCAGCGCACCAGGCGACAGCAACTACGGCGGATCAGATCGTAATGTGTTGTTGAACAGCATTGCCAAAAGCATGGGCTACAAGTTGAACCAAAACTCCGGTATTGCTGACCGTGCCACCAACGCAATCATCAGCGATGATCCAGACAAGATTGCCAAACTGTTGTTGAACAAACAGTCAACTCGCGACGACCTGCACAGCGTAGAAACTATTGTGGCAGCACTTGAACGCGATCCCAAGCGCGATGCAAAACTCAAAGATGCCAGAGAACACTTTGCCAAAAAGGGTGTTCCTTTTATGGAAAGCGACGAGCCAGTGTACAAGGAATACACAGAAGTGGACTTCCTTGCACGCCTGCGTGACCGTATTGTGAACCAAGGCATGAGTGTGATTGTGGAAGGTGCCAAAGATGCACGTATCGAACACTTGGAAGACCTGGTGTTTGAAAGAGGAACACGTGGCATTCGCGAAGCAGTGGAGATTATGCAGCATGCTGCCGAAAACACTCGCGGAACCACCACTGTCAAATGGGACGGCAAGCCTGCTATCATGTTTGGTCGCAAGCCCGACGGCACGTTTGTACTCACAGACAAAAGCGGCTTTGGAGCAAAAGGATATGACGGGCTAGCAACTTCGCCGGAACATATTCAGCGAATGATGGCCATGCGCAAAGGTGATCGCACAGAACTTGTTGCTATCTACCAAAAGTTATTTCCCTTATTGCGTGCCGCAACTCCAGAAAACATGCGTGGCTATATCCAAGGTGACTTGTTGTATACAACTGCACCACCAGAAGTGTCTGGTGCATATGTGTTCAAACCAAACTTTGTTGAATACAAAATTCCTGCCAACAGCAAGTTGGGACAACGCATCGGCAACAGTGAAGTTGGCGTTGCTATCCACACAAGATTCAAAGACCCTGAAAGCGCACCAGAAGCAATCAAGCAAGTTACACTTGAACCTGTGCCTGGATTGTTGATGATCGAGCCCAGTGTCAAAGATATTCAAAACGTGGAACTCAATGCCAAACTGGTCAAGCAACTGAGTCAGATTATTTCTACCTACGGCAAAGCAATCGACGGACTGTTCAATCCCAGTGACTTGCGTGCCGCAGGCATCACTGACCTGCCACAACTGTGCAAACGCTACATCAACTCTAGAATTACCAGCAACTACGACAACTTGTTGAATGGATTTGGCGATTGGTTACAGTCCAACGTAACACCACGCAAGTTCAACAACATTGCAGAGTATTTGCAAAGCCCACGCAGCAACATGGATGGTATCACAGCGGCGTTCTCAGCATTTTTGTTGTTGCACGATATCAAAACTGATATGTTGCGTCAACTTGACCTACAACAACCAGGTCAAGAAGGATGGGTATTAGCAACACCCGCAGGCCGAGCCAAATTGGTCAATAGATTTGGATTTAGTGCCGGGAACAGAGCACTAAACAACCCAGATCAGGGCACCTAATAGGCAATTTTTATTTAGAAACATAAATAAAAGTAGGTCAACCAAGACCACAAACTATTAGGAGAATAAAAAATGGCAAATATTACATCACCAACAAACGGAACGTACCAACCAGTAGCCAACATGGACAGCGGCGTTGTAGCCGCTTCACCCGGCGCTGGATATCCTACTCCATTGTTCAGCGCAACCAGTGCTGCCACAGTTAACTTGGCTGGTCCAAAGTTAGACTTCTTCACAATCACATTGGCAACTGTTGCTACAGTGCCAGCTGTGTTGAACGCAGCCATGCTTGCTATCCAGACCAAGGCTACCATTGCTATTTACGAAGTAACAGATGCTGGTACAGACACATTGGCCATTGCTGTGTACCCTACAGGTGCATGGACAACTGCTACATTGGATACTGCCACAGGCGGAACCACAGCAGCTTCTGCAACATTCACAAACTAATCAATTAGTTTTTGGTACAAAAACCCTGGATTAAAACCCAGGGTTTTCTTTTGGCGTTAAATACCATACTATGATGGTAAGCAAAATAACCGAAGTAACAATATTTGAAAGTCCCGATGGCGGCCGAACAGTATATGCTCGCCAGCCTGGTGATAAACGTCGCTCATTGCACTACCAAGATCCCAAACTACAACAAGAGTTAGAAGAATTGGAAAGAAAAAGAAAATGGGCAGAAATATTTGAATCTCGTCACGGCAACACAGCACTTGAAGACCTATGTAATAAAATTGAAGTGCTATACGAATTAAGCAAGAAGAACACATGAAGTATGCAGTACAAACTTTCTTTGATATAACCGCAACAGGCATCACAGGACATTTTAAACCAGCAAAGATTCCATTCCGCGATGCTGCTGGGAATACAATAACAGATCTAGAATCATGGACTCGTTCACGTAATCAACAGCGTAACTGGGAAACCATAACACAAATACTCGGACTAAGAACACAACTGTTTCGTTTGCAAACACCTGTCACAGACACAACCAACAGTGCATGGATGTTTGAATTTGAAACTGAAACTGATCACATCTACGGCGACGATGCAGATCCAACTCGTGTGTTAAGATCTGATGCAGACGGTGTTCCCATGCTGGGTGAACTTGACAACAGGCCCGAATTGTTACCCATGCTGGCCACATCTGGCCCTGCTCAGAATATATGGTTTACACTAATCTCCATAAATACTTCAACGGAGACTTAGATGGTTGATACTACCAATATAGAGAAAAAAAGTTTGGAGGCACATGTGGAATTATGCGCAGAACGTTATAATGCTATGGAAGCAAAACTCGACGATGTGAATGCTAAAATTAAAAAATTAGACTCGGTAGTGTGCGAGGTACGCGATCTAGTTCAGAAAATGAACTCACGTCGTAATGAACAAATAATGACCTGGGGCCTCAGCACCATTGGTGCATTGTTGGCCATCATTGGATATTTTCTTGTGACTTTTGTTATTAAATGATATTAGATAAAAAACTTAAATCGTTGTTCAAAGACAACTTTGCTGCACTACAACCGAACAGTATTTTAAAAAACGAAACAGGCGAATACGAAGTATTTGGACGTTATCGTATTGTCAAAGAACCGCAGGGTTATAGAGTATATTGCTCATTGACTGAAGTTGGGCTTTTTCACAGTTCACGAGCAGCGTTAAGCTGGTGCATAGCCGACAAATTTGAACAGTACAACAAAGCCCGGGATATACTGAATTTAGACAATAACTTACATTTTTTAACAGTAGATATTACCACAAGAGCGTTGGTTGGCGATCGTATAAAAAATGCCGAACAACACGAAATTATACTCACTAAGTTAGAAAATAAAATTATACAGAAAAAAGAGATAGAAAATAGGTTAGCCGATTGTGTTAATTGGGCTAAATATTATCAACAACGAGGATTCGATAATGAAACTGCAAGACTTGGCCATACTGCCACAAACAAAACAAATCGCTAAAGTATTCGAAAGTTACTTTGGTAAAAGTATTACCTTTGAATCCGTTTCAAAGCGTCAAGCAAATGCTATGCTAGAAAAAGTTCGCGGATTGATCAGTGAGCATCGTGGCACACCTGCATATCACGGCAGTGAGAAAAGTTCTGCTTACTTGAAATTGGTGATGATGGAACAAGTGCTGACCAAGAAGATTCGTGAAGAATTTCCTGCCACAGCAGGTGGCGGTGTCGGCACTGGTGCAGCAGATGCCAACAAAGCCAAGCAAGAGATTAACAAGATTCAAGACCCCAAACTCAAAGCTGCAATGACCAAGACAGCGGCCGGTCAGAATCTTACACCAGACGAACAAGAAATGGTAAAAGCCACAGCATTACAAGCAGTGACCGCCGAAAGCCGTCGTCGTTTGGGTCGTCAGTTGAGTGAAAGTGAAGTCCAACAAGCTCAAGTTATTCTTGCCAGCCAAGACATGGTGGATCAAGTGCAAAAAATGATTGAACAAGTTACTTCATTGCAGTTCAAGGATTTGCCTGCGTTGGTTGATCAAATCCGTAACGAAATTGGCTACGAGCAAGCAACACAATTCAATGCTGATGCAACTGCTGCCTTGGGCGGTATGGTACAAAACTTGCAAGGTTCCAAAGCACAACTCGAAGGTGCCATGGGAACAGTAACTGGGCAAGCTCCTGTAGTTCCAGGCGTAACAGATGTTGATGCCGAATTACCAGTTGACCCAATGGCCGATGCAGGCGACGAGTTAGACTTGGACATTGACGCAGAAATTGATGATGAAGAAGTTGATGCAGAAGAAGAGCCAGTCAAAACCAGCTTGGGTCGCGGACGCAGATAATGCGTTTACGTGAATTTGTTGAATCAAGAGCTGATGCCCAAACACTTGCGGCATTGGCTACCTTTCTTGCTGACAGGGCAGACGACGAAGCAGCATCAAAACAAATTAGTAAGACTGCATTTATTGAACTGGCACAGTCAATGGGTGTCAACGTAACAGATCAAAATATCAACGACCTAGTCAGTGCTGTGCCACTTAGCAACATACTCAATCCAATTGACCCAGGCTCCGACATTGTGAGTTTCAAAGGCGACACCGAAGCCGCAACTGGTATGAGCGTTGACCAAGCACAAGAAGTTGTCAACAGCAATGCCAAGGCAGCAATGAAGCGTCGGCAATAACCTTATTAATCCAAAAGACTAGTAAATACACTAAGAACAATGTATAATACAACATGTACATTGTTCGAAACAAGAACAATGTACATACGGTAAATTGTAACAATCAGTAAAATCAACATATAGAAAAGAAATATCAACATGGCATCAGGAAAAGTAAAGTGGTTCAATGAGACTAAAGGTTTTGGGTTTATTACCCCGGACGCAGGCGGCGAAGAGTTGTTTGCCCATTACTCAGCAATCCAAACAGAAGGATTCAAAGTACTCAAAGAAAACCAACGTGTGACATATGATGTCGTGCAAGGACAAAAAGGCCTACAAGCCTCAAATATTACTCCCGAGTAAATATTAAAAAACCAGGGCAACCTGGTTTTTTTAATTGAATAAGAAGTTGGAATAACCAGGAGAAAACAATAATGGCATATTCAGAAAAAGTAGTTGAACACTACGAAAACCCACGCAATGTAGGCAAATTCGAAATAGATGACACAATTGGCACCGGCATGGTCGGAGCACCGGCTTGCGGTGATGTGATGAAACTACAAATCAAAGTTGAGAACAACATCATCACTGATGCACGTTTTAAAACTTATGGCTGTGGCTCAGCAATTGCCAGTTCTAGTTTGATTACCGAAATGGTCAAAGGCATGAGTCTTGAGCAAGCAGGCGCAATCAAGAACAGCGAACTAGCCGAAGAGCTTGCACTGCCTCCTGTCAAGATACACTGTAGTATTCTTGCAGAAGACGCCATCAAAGCAGCAGTAGCAGATTATCAAGCCAAGCATGCTGACGTTAACTAAGCCAGCAATTGAAAAAGTTCAAAAATCAATAGCCAAACGAGGACAAGGCGTAGGAATTCGAGTTGGCGTTAGAACTACCGGTTGCAGTGGACTGGCTTATGTGTTAGAATACATAGACAAATACATTCCTGAAGATAGCACAATTAACTATTCACAGGAAAAGTTTGTTGTATTAGTAGATAAAAAAGATGTTCCGTACTTGAACGGTATTGAAATCGACTATGTTCGCCAAGGCCTTAACGAGGGCTTTGAATTTAACAATCCAAACGAACGTGACCGTTGCGGTTGCGGTGAATCATTTAGAGTTTAATATGTACAATCCAAAGTTTAACTATCACACGCTCACTAGAGAGCAGGTTGATGGTAAACGTCTCTATGCCACACCCGACGGCAGCAGAGTTCCCAGTGTAACAACTATCTTAGACAAAACAAAACCTGCTGACAAAGTAGCTGCGTTACAAAACTGGCGCCGTGCAGTAGGTGAAGCAAAAGCACAACAAATCACAACTGAAGCTGCCAACCGCGGCACACGCATGCACACCTATCTTGAAGACTATGTAAAAACAGGCAAGATCAAGGACAAGGGCACCAATCCGTTTGGGTGGGCAAGTCACGCCATGGCCGAAGTGGTCATTGATCAAGGTCTTAAAAAAGTCGACGAATACTGGGGCGTAGAAGTTCCGTTGTATTTTCCCGGAATTTATGCAGGCACCACCGACTGTTGCGGATTGCATGAAAATCGGCAAAGCATCATTGACTTCAAGCAAACCAATAAACCCAAGAAACTTGAGTGGATTGAGGACTATTTTTTGCAACTCTGCGCCTATGCAGAAGCACACAACGAAGTGTACAACACACAGATCAACAAGGGTGTTATCCTTATGTGCGTCAAGCCTGCTACAGACGACATGGGAAATCTTATTAGCGAGCCACAGTATCAAGAGTTTGTGATCGAAGGTGCAGAATTTGACCACTGGAAAACGCAATGGTGGAAAAGAGTTGAACAGTATTATATGCTAAATAGTTAATCACAGAGGACAACTAAATTGGCTATCGTACAAATTTCGCGAATTACCCAGCGTAAAGGGTTACAAGAGGATTTACCACAATTAGCTGGTGCTGAATTAGGCTGGAGTGTTGATGAACGCAGATTGTTCATTGGCAACGGCACACTTGCCGAAGGTGCTCCAGTAGTTGGCAACACCGAAGTTTTGACAGAATTTTCAGATATCCTTGTACTTGTTCAAGATTATACATATAGCGGGCAAGCAGCCACCGGATATACTGTACAAACAGGCGTAACACCCGGGACACCAGTTGAACTGTCCTTGCAAAATTGGATGGATCAATTTGCCACTGTCAAAGACTTTGGTGCAGTTGGCGACGGCGTTACCGATGACACTGCGGCCATTAACCGCGCACTTTATCAGCTTTATTGCAGAGAAACAAACACAGCAATTCGTAGAAAGCTATTTTTTCCAGCTGGCGTCTACAAAGTGTCTGATACGATTGTTATACCGCCGTACGCCACTTTGGCAGGCGAAGGCCCAAAAAACAGTGTTATTCAAATGACTGCCACAGCATCTGCAACTTATGTAATGCGTACCGGCGACAGCTTGCAACAAACTGGTGTCAACATTGGTACCAACGGCGCTACTGCACCGACAAGTGTCACTATTGAAAACATGTGTTTTAAAACATTAAAAACAATCGACGTTGCATGTATAGAACAAGCTGATGAATTTGTGTTAAACCAGGTTGAATTCCTTGGTCCGTTGACCACAGCAGATTTAACAACTGATGCCGACGATACAGCCTGCATCAGATTTGACAGCACTGCTGCCAATGAAACACGTCAGATTAAATTTGACAATTGTGTATTTTCCGGCTGTACATATGGTATGAAAACAGATGTTCAAGTCAGAGGCGTTGACTTTTCTGGTTCAGAGTTTAGAGTACTATATGAAGGTGTCGTGGCAGAACCAAACCCATTGGGCACAGCGTTTAACCCACGCGGTATAGGTATTCACAGTTGTGATTTTGATACGATTTATGCCCGCGGTATTGTATTCGAAGTAGAACGCAACGCTACTGTGCAAAATACGTTTGGTGATGTTGGTAACCACTTTGGTGGCACCACACAACCTTTTAGTTCTATTATTGATTTTATTTCTGCCAACAACATCAGCGTTGGAGATATTTTTGATCGTACTGATCAATACGCTACAACTCATCAGCGAATCAACTTAAACGGCACCGCCAGCATTGGTTTTACCAATGGTCAACAAGTGGCCATGGGGCCCTATGTTCGCGAATCTGGGTTGACAGTAACATTGAACAACAATGTCACATCGCCGACTACTGCTTTTTCCTACAGCGAACTTGGCATATGGACAGTTGGTATTGATTATAACATTTCAAGAGCTGCTACGTATAGAACAGGCAAACTGACAGTTATACTAGAAAACGGCACAGGCGCACTGACCTACACAGACGACTTTTCTGAAAACGCTGCCACCGGCATTACATTGACTGTGACACAAACTGGCAGTGAACTTTTTGTAAAGTACGTCAGTACCAATACAGGCGACACTGCATCTTTAACCTATAGCATAACTCATATAAGTTGAACTGGCCTGTAACATTTGAATCACGGCTTGACAGTTGGAACCAACTGCGCACTCAAGTCAAACTTCTGCCTGCTGAAGTTGCACTCGAAACCATTAACACATGGTGGTTTCGGGCGCCATGGACAGCGTATCATTTACATTGGGACGACCAACCTGATTGGCCCGATCCTTGGCAACTATTAAGCGACAATATATTTTGTGAGGTTGCAAGAGGGCTAGGAATCCTGTATACTATAACATTGTTGGAACGTGGAGATATGGACTCTGCAGAGCTGGTTTTGACAACTGATAGCCGTAATTTAGTCCTCATGGACAATTCTAAATATATACTGAATTGGGATAAAGCAATTGTATTAAATACCGAGTCCGAAATAACAATTAAAAAAAGTTTGCACCAATCAAAGGTATTACTGTAGTAACAATAACAACAAGAGAAGTACATGTCAACAATCAACGTAGTAAAAAGAAACGGAAATCGTGAGCCAATGGCCATTGAAAAATGGCAAACACAAGTAGCAAAAATTTGTAGCGGCATAGCTGATGTCAGTCAAAGCATGGTTGAGATCAAAGCTCAAATGCATTTTTATGACGGAATCACTACAAAAGACATCGACGGAATTACCCTCAGAGCCATAGTGGATTTGATTGACGTTGAATCAAATCCAGATGTGGGACATACCAACTATCAATATGTAGCAGGCAAACAGCGTCTGAGTATGCTGAGAAAAGATGTGTATGGTTCGTATGAGCCTCCTCGCCTGTATGACATTGTAAAACGCAATGTAGAAACAGGATTGTACACTCCGGAATTACTAGAGTGGTACTCAGAAGAAGACTGGCACAAGATGAACACCATCATTGACCACAGCCGTGATGAACAGTATTCTTATGCCGCCATTGAGCAGTTGATTGAAAAGTATTTGGTCAAGAATAGATCAACCAAGGAAATTTACGAAACACCGCAAGTCAGATACATGGTAGCAGCCGCCACTGTGTTTCATAAAGAAGAGCCCAACACAGCCAGATTGCGTTACATCAAAGAATACTACAACTGCGCCAGTGATGGCTTGTTTACACTTGCTACTCCTGTGCTGGCTGGCCTAGGAACTCCTACCAAACAGTTTTCCAGCTGTGTGCTCATTCGCAGTGACGACAATCTGGATAGCATTTTTGCTTCAGGAGAAATGATGGCCAAGTATGCCAGTAAACGTGCTGGCATTGGTTTAGAAATTGGCCGATTACGCCCATTGGGTTCGCCCATTCGTGGCGGTGAAATTATGCACACTGGCATGATCCCATTCCTGAAAAAGTGGTTTGGCGATTTGCGCAGTTGTTCACAAGGCGGTATCCGTAATGCAAGTGCGACAGTTTTTTATCCTATTTGGCACCATCAGTTTGACGATCTCATCGTTCTTAAAAACAATCAAGGAACTGAGGAAACAAGGGTAAGGCACATGGACTACGGCGTAGTGCTAAGTGCTTTCTTCTGGAAACGATTTAAAAACAAAGAAAATATAACTTTCTTTGATCCCAATCAAGTTCCAGAATTGTACGAAGCATTTTACAGCAATACACCACGCTTTGAAGAATTGTATGTCAAGTACGAAAAGCGCAAAGACTTGCGTACAAAAACCATGAGTGCTGATGAAGTATTCCGTAGTGGTATTTTGAAAGAACGTACAGACACAGGCCGCATTTATCTTGTGTTCATCGACAATGTAATGAAACAAGGCCCGTTTGATCCTGAGTACCATACAATCTATCAAAGCAACTTGTGCTGTGAAATTTTGTTGCCCACCAAGAGTTTCAATCGGCTTGATGATGAAGAAGGACGTATTGCGCTGTGTACACTGGGCAGTATCAACTGGGGTGCATTCCGTAATCCAGAAGACATGCGTCGTGCTTGCCGCATACTACAGCGTAGCCTTAACAACATTCTTGACTACCAAGACTTCTTGAGTATTCAAAGCAAGTTAAGCAACGATGAGATTCGCCCATTGGGCATTGGTATTACTAATCTTGCTTACTGGCACGCCAAGCGTAGTTTACAGTATGGCGACAAAGATGCATTGGCAGAAGTCAAGAGTTGGATGGAGCATCAAGCGTACTATCTTACTGAGGCCACTGTTGAACTGGCCAAAGAACGTGGCGCATGTTTGCACAGCGACAAGACACGCTACGGCCAAGGTGTATTTCCTTGGGAACTACGTGCCAACGGTGTTAACGAACTTGCAGACTTTGCTCCTGAGCTTGATTGGGAAACACTTCGTGTGGCAATGAAAGAGCACGGAGTACGCAATGCAACATTGATGGCAGTTGCTCCAGTTGAATCCAGCAGTGTGGTTATCAACAGTACCAACGGTATTGAAATGCCAATGAGCTTG